AATTTCATTAATAAAATACATTGACAATGGAGTTCCATTTATTTTTTCTATTATATATTCGTCATTGCCATTTGTATGAATAAAATTTGGAAAAAACTCAATAAGCTTAGTAGGAATATGTTTATAATAATAAATTTCTCCTAATAAACTATTTTGGATAGTGGTTGTTTTTCGAATATATTCATTATCAATTATTTCAATTCGATTGTGAGTTCTTTCTTTAATTACGTTATTATAAAATCCGATAGATTTATCTATTGCATCATATGAATTAATTGCAAGGTCATCTATATAAAAATCGGCATATGGTTTTCCAAAATATATTTCATCATATGGTATAGAAAATTTGTCTAATGTTTCTAATGTAATAATTCCAACATCTTTTATTATTTTACCTACATTTCCATCAAATGTTCGCATTCTTCTTGCAGTATATATTATGATGGTATGTCCTATTGATTTTAACTTACGTAGAATTTCAATATTTTTAGTAATAGGTTCTACAGTTGTATAATCATTTTTTATTTTGGGGAATGTCACGAGTGTGTTATCCAAATCAAAACAAAATCTTTTTTTTTCATGAATTGCATTTTTTTCATTTTTAATGGAATATTGTTTTAATTGGTTTGGAGTTCCTATGCAATCAAAATCACATACATTTATTATTATTGCTTTAAATGTTAGTTGTTCGTTTAACATTTTTTTAATGACACATGATGTATAAAATTCATTTTTTTCTCGAACATTTTGTTTAATAATGTTATCACAATATTTAATTAATATGTTGTTGTCTTCAAAAAAATAACATCCCGTATTTGCATAGTTTGAGATTTTACTTTTTTCTTTTATATCAAGTATGTTGAAATTTTCATCTATTGTTATATATGAATATATTGGTTCTACAATATCATCCTCAAAACAAACAACTGAACTACATTCTTGATTTCGTAAATAACTTAATATATCAACATTGTAAACAGTATCTCCATCCAGTATAACTGTTTTATTATTTAATAATGTCTGATTTGTTTTTTTAATATATTCTAATCCATATAAAATTGTTTGAACCGCTCCTTCAGTTTGAATACTTAAATTTATTAATATTACATTTTCATAATTTCTTGAAATTACATCTTCAAATCCATATTTATTTAGCCATTTATTATAAATTATAATTATTTTATCTTCTTTATCTAAGTTTAAACTGTCAATTACATGTTGAATCATTGTTTTTCCTAATATTTGAATAAGAGGTTTGGGTTTATTGTACCCTTCATTCAAAAAGCGTTCCCCCATTCCTCCTAATGGTATAATTACATTCATTTATACATGTAAATTATTATCTCCAATTCCTTTTTTTCAAAAATGAATTAAAATCAGCTTCTTGTTTCTTACCCGCTTCATCATTTCTAACAAATCGAACTTCTAATGATATTCTAGTTGTATCTTCATTATTATTTTGAGCACATCCGTGTATTAAATAAGGTGAAAATAACATTAATTGAGATACAGATGGGTCTGGTCGTATCATTTCTATTGGCATTTTGCTAGCAACAATTGCATCCACTGAATATTTCTTGTTCTGAGTTTTAAAATGTGCACCTCCGCTAGTAACCATTGTATCAGATTCACTCCATTTATGACTTCCCGATGCAACAGTTAAGGATGATTTTTCATTGGATCCAACAACTGGTAAATATATATTTACAATGTTTCTATAAAAATCCAAATACACATCTCTATGACATGGATTATAATCATTGTCATTTAATTTGCTTGGTCTACATATACGAAACCATAAATCATCGTTAAAAATTTTTACAGATTCACCAAGTATGTCCGAAACCATTTTTTCAAGATAATCTGAAAACTTTTTGACATCTGTATACATATTTTTTTTATAAGGCATTGAATTTAAAATGGCAGTATGTTCTTCATTTGTAATTTCATTATGGTAATTTTCAAGCAAAATGTCTTTCTTTGTAATAAAATATATTTCATTTCGAATAAATCGTTGCATAAGATCATTTACGGGTTGTATATCAAATATTTTGTAACCAACATTGTCAAAATCTGTTTTTTGTAACAAATTTATATCTCTGTCTAGCATTACGTAATTTTCACCATATTTACTATCCACTAATAATTCGGAGTAGTGTATATTTTTTTTTTGAATTATTTGACACGCATCGGCAATTCCTTTTTTAACATATGGTATGTAATCTTGAATATTAGATACAGTTGTGGATAGGTCGATATTATACTCATCATATAATTTTTGCAAATTTGTAACATGCTGGTATCCTAATCGAGCATTTTTATCACTCATAGGAATATTTTGTTGTATTTGAAGTTTTCTTTTAAACATATTGTTATTACATGGATAAAATTTAGTCCATAATACAAAAAACAATTCATGGTTATAAATGTTATTTCTAGGATTGTTAGTATAATGATTGTGTCTACCAGTAGTATAATGAATTCTTTTGTCTGAATGTAAAATTCGGTGACCTCTTTCAGAATTGGCCAATCCAATGAGTTCAATGCCTTTTAAAAAGTCAACTGCATTTTTTGGAAAAAAATTTTGTGTTTTGTTCATAACAGAATGAATTCCGAGACAATAATATAAATTTGTAGTCAATATATTCATGATTTCTTCTTTCGGTTTGGTTAGAAACATAAATTCAGTTGTGTTTAAACATATTTTGTATCCATCGATTCGCGATTCAATATTTGATACTTCACAATCGACCTCATGCGCTTTAAAATTCGGAGACCCATCTGCATTCAGATTTTGGGTTCTTATGACTTCCCAAGTTGGACAATATTTATGAATAATTTCAACAGACCGGTCTGTTGAACAATAATCTATAATAATCCCATGATCAAATATATTCATATGGTGTTCTAGCCAAAATGGCAATAAATATTCCTCATTAAAAATATGGGATATTACTGTTATCATAATTATGTATTTGAAAAGTATTTCTATATTATTTACGGTGAATAACATATTATTTAAACAAACTGGCAATCCCTCTGATTCTAGTTTTAGGTTTGGATGGCCTATTTTTTCTCGTTTTTTCTGGATTCTTCTTGGACTTTTCTGGTTCACTTGGTCTATACCGCAAAAAGTATTCTTCATATTCAAGTGTACCTTTTTTATCTTTTAATTCTTTATGTTTTTCGGATTTATGTGCACGCATTTCTTCCACTGTTTCTTGATGACCAACACATTCAATACTAAATCGTCTCAACAAACCACGTTGTTCAAGTCGATTACGCTGTTGAACTTCAAATAAAAAAGCAGACATGCAAAGCAATCGTTCAATACTATAATATGGTCTATTTATATAAATAAACGCCAAATAAAAACTCATAATAGTATCAATCGTGGCAATTTTTATTTTATATCCCTTATCTTGAATGACGTTGTAACTATGACATGCAATCGGTTCGTAAATAAAACAAATCATATCTTTACCTACACGAATTTCATAATTTACCGCCACTAATTCACCAACTGCATCGTGTCGAATAATTTTCACGTTCTTAATATCAATGTCTTCTAGTCTTTCTTTGACGATTTCCGCCACTAAATGCGGATTTTCCGTGAAAACATCAAAATCGGGAATTTGATTAATCTTGTGTCGAAACTGTTTTGGCATATATTTGGAATATTGGCTCAATGCATATCCCCCAAAGAAGACAACCCCTTGGTCTACTAATGTTTGTTTCACGTTCTCGTAAATAGTTTCCATTTGATCTGGATTGTACATAATTCTTTGAAAATCAACTTCTTCGCATTTAGTTGCGCGCAATGGATAGTATTGATTCAACAAAGAAAGACGTTTTAATACTTTCTCCCATCGACTTGTATCGCCATTTGGTCTAGATAATTCTAAATACATACCCATACGCAAATAATTGGGAGGCGCATATAGGATTCCCGCTACTTTAATGGCTTCTTGAGCGAGCGATTTGAATAATTCATTTGGAATAGATGTGATGTCTGCAATCGGAATAAAATTGACAAATACTTTGTATGTTCCGTGATGTTGCCCGGCTTTACCTTCAACTTCTTCAAACCCTTCTTTGTAAAAAATGTCACATAAGTCTTTACAATCATTCAGTGCATTCGCTGAAAAAAAATCATAATCCGGTATTTCTAAATCTTTATTGTAAAACTGAGACTGTTTGGGTAATATATTATTGATTGCTGTTCCACCATAACAAATTAATTTTTTGTGACGAATAAATGTTTCAACGATGCCAATCATTTTTTTAATTTCATCTGAATTCGCAGATTTCATGCCTTGCATTTTTTCTACTTTATCTACTGCACTTCGAAGAATAGTCAGTTCACATTCTTCAAAAGATACTCCTTTGCATTGATTTTTTTTAAACATCTGTTTTTTTGTTTTCATATATTGTTATTATATTTTATTTGGATTGACTATTTCTAACTGAAGCCCGTCTTTAGGAATAAATGCGGACTCCGCAAAAATAGAATTATAATTCGCTAATTGTTGGTCGTTTTTTTGGTATCTCATTGCAATTATATTACATTTCATATTAATTACTTTGGCAAAATCAATGTTGTCTGGATCGGAAGATGTTCTACTCGGCAGCAGAATTGTCATTTTGTTACGTTTTTTCATTTCTGCTAATTCAATTCTAGACATAGTTCGAATATTATCATAATCATACATGTTAAATGACGATGTACCGCTTATCATATTATGTGCAAATCCTTGATCTATGTATAAATTGTTTTTATTGTGAACAATAATAATAGTTTTTCCCATTAACTCAGATAATTTAGTTGTATTTAATACTTGCCCACTATACGCTGTGTTTATACCACTGAGCATTCTATTTAATTCTGATAACATTTTTATATTGTTACTTTTAATTCGCAAATGTAAAAAGAGTGGATCTTCTGGATTAGGGGCTATATCGCCCGTGAATGCTTGATCCGATAACAAATATAATACTTGTTCAAATGGGATTGAATTATACGTTTCCTTATCCTTATATCGTTTGTTAGTAGATGTTGCTACAACTGGACGATTCTTTATAGAATAAATTTCAAAATCAAGACATCTAACACCTTGTTTCAAGATAGTGGTTAAAATGCATGTACCTACATAGTCATTGGAATAATTACCTAAACTACAACAATTATAGGCTGATTTAATATAGTAATTTGAAATAGGACCAGTTTCACGTGTTGTGAGTGTTTGCGATGCATTTGGAAACTCGGCTTGAATGTTGGAACATCTGATGGATGGAAGCATCCATTTATATAAAAAATATATAACCGCGCCTATGACAATAACACTTGAAAAAGTGGTCAATATAAAAGAAGCTCTATTTGTATCTATTAAATCCATATCTATATATTAGTATCATAAAAAACGGTTTAATAATAGTGAATAAGTAAAATAAAGTAATTATATAAATGCCTGGAGGATTAATGAATTTAGCATCTTATGGTCAACAAAACGTCATTTTAAATGGAAACCCATCTAAAACTTTTTTTAAATCAACCTATGCACAGCATACCAATTTTGGATTGCAAAAATTTAGAGTAGATTATGCGGGATTAAGAACACTTCGACTGTCTGAAGAATCAACATTTATATTCAAAATACCAAGATATGCCGATTTATTAATGGACACATACATCTCATTTAATTTACCCCATATATGGAGTCCCATTTATAGTGCAACTGATGAGATAGATGCAGTACCATATGAATTTAGATGGATAGACAATTTGGGAGCCAAAATGATTTCCAAAGTATCGATCACATGTGGTAATCAAACACTTCAAGAATATTCGGGTGATTATTTTTTGGCATCTGTTCAAAGAGACTATTCTTCAGAGAAATTGGATTTATTCAACCGAATGGTTGGACACGTGCCCGACTTAAATAACCCAGCTCAAGGAGATGGCAGACAAAGTGGTCTTTATCCAAGTGCGCAACATACAACTAGCGTATCTGGTGCGGAGCCGTCTATACGTGGGAGAACATTATATATTCCATTAAATTCGTGGTTTTCCATGAAAAGTCAAATGGCTTTTCCTCTAACATCTTTGCAATATAATGAATTGCATATTAACATTACATTCCGCCCAATTCGGGAATTGTTTACGATACTAGACGTTCAAGACGTTTCTGGTGGATTTCCCAGAGTTGCTCCCAATTTTAACAAGACATATATGCAGTTTTATCGGTTTCTCCAAAGTCCTCCGTCTTACTTGATTGATGCCACAGATACTGTTTGGGTAGATAAGCGTATGCTATGGGATACAGACATTCATTTAAATTGTACATATTGCTTTTTGTCTAGAGAAGAGGCGAAATTGTTTGCATTGCAAGAACAAAAGTATTTATTTAAGCAAGTTGTAGAAACTAAATTATATAATGTGACGGGGTCATCTAAAACGGATATTAAATCACTTGGAATGGTATCTAATTATATGTTTTATTTTCAGAGGAGTGATATAAAGGATAGGAACGAATGGTCGAATTACACTAATTGGCCATACAATTCAATTCCGCAAGATATTGGAATATCTAATTTTGAATTTATTACGGGGGATCAACAACCGCAAAATATAAAGTCCATACTTGTTAGTATGGGGCTTTTGTTAGATGGAGTTTATAGAGAAAATGTTCAACCGGTGGGTGTATATAATTATATTGAGAAATATTTGAGAACAACTGGAAATGCACCAGATGGATTGTATTGTTACAATTTTTGTTTGAATTCGAATGTACATGATATGCAACCATCTGGGGCGATTAACATGAGCAGATACAATCAAGTTGAATTAGAGTTCCAAACAATTGCCCCGCCACTTGATACAACGGTACAAACAACGGCATTTTGCGATTCGACTGGTTCCATTATCGGAATTAATAAACCAGTATGGAGAACGTATACTTATAATTATGATTGCATTATTTTCGAAGAACGAATAAATATGATTACTTTTGTGGGAGGAAATTGCGGATTAATGTATGCGACTTAATAAATAAAAAAGTAATATAATATAGTAATAATGTCATCAAGTGCAGCAAGTAATCGTAAAAAGAAGCCAGTTCCATTGATAGAATTTGGACGTTCGCTTACTTCAAATTTAATTATGGTTTCTTTAGCCATGATTTTGTTTGGAATTCCCGCATTGTATACTTCCATGATTGCAGATGCTGGTGGGATGAGCGTAGATTCGTTGGATGCAAGCACTGTAGGTAAACCAGATAAAATTGCACATGTAGTAAAAATATTCGAAGGATGGGCTCCACCCAAATTAGTGACTAAGCACGAAACGCATATTAAATTTGATTCTTCGTCGCATGATTATTTAAATGAAAAATTTAGAAAATTGTTCCCAACCCAACTTCCGTTTGGATATTTTATGTACAGTGTGTTAAAGAGCATTATAAATATTAACTATGCTATCATTCTAGGTGTTCATAAAATGTTTTATAGGTTACCCGAATCATTAACTATGTTGTTAGCAATGGTATTATTACCTATTTTATATTTTATATTGTATTTTTTGAATATGCCATTGTCCGTTGCAATGCATTTATATCACTTTAAAAAGTATTTTATTTCATGTGTAAAAGATGAAAATGATCCATCTATCTTCACGGAAACTACTGATTATGGACCAATTAATTGGATCATATTAATTGCTTATGGTTATTTTGGATTTTTGTCATCTTCCATTTTTATCATTCCGATGTTTACGATTTTATATTGTTATATTAGTCCTTTGTTAGTTAACTGTAAATTAGCAAAAGGATCTAACAGCAATTATGATTTTTTCCAGTTTTTAGGAAGTGTATTGTCTTATAAAAGACAATTAATTATGTGGATTTTATCGTTTATTTTATTAAAAGTAACGGCAAGCACATTGGGGATGTACCCCGCGATTGGATGTTTTGGCGCCATTGTAGTCTTAGCTGGATTAACCAGTATTTTTAGTAGATATATACCAGCATGTGCAGTTAAGCAGACGGCGTAATGCATTATTATTAATGGGAATTTATAATAATGGTAGCATTTTTTGAAGAAAAAATAGGAATTTATTTTATTTCTTTAATGTCGTAGTCTTGTTTATATTTTAATATTATAACATCGTCGTTTAAAGACCAAACCATAATCCATTAATATTATTATTTAGTGAACCGATTCGTAACCCATCATATAGATATATTTTTTGTCTTCATCCTTTTGTATTTTATGATTGTCATCATTATTATAACAATGGATGCCACAATTGTCTTCTGTCGCATATTTAATTTTAAGCGAAGTCTCTTTATAATTATGAATGTTCCATCTTCCTAAAGGCGTTTTAACATGTGGTAAAAACATGCGTTTGAGTATATCAGTAATACGTGTAGTGTTCATTTGAATAATTATATAAAACCATCAAATGTAATAAAATTAATTTCATTTTTTTTTAAATGTGAATCAAATTTTTATTTAAATAGTTATATTAATTTTCCATTAATGTATATTTTATCATAATTCTCATAATAAAAATCAAAACATTTTATTTCATCATCCGTGGAGTAAGTAGGAATAATGTCGTTCGATGAAAAAGATAATATACCTATAATAATGTTTGACTTAAATTCTTTCATATTATTATTTTTTCTATACTCATTTAATCCTTTTATTAATACATTTTTCACTATATTATCTAACCCTTCATGGTCATCTGAAATGTAATCAAAACAATATTTACCATAATATGTCTTATTGATTTTTCCAACTTTATAGATAAAAGTAATAAATGGCATATGGATGTTATATATATTGGACCAGTATTCATTTAAATGTATTCTCGTTCAATAAACTAACAAAATGTCTACCCCTAACAAAAAGAAACTTCCATTTGTTAGTATATGCACCCCAACTTTTAATCGTAGACCTTTTATTCCCTTTATGATAAAATGTTTTGAACATCAAACATATCCCAAAGACAAGATGGAATGGATTATAGTAGATGACGGATTTGACCCAGTTGGCGATTTAGTTGAACACTTACCGTATGTGAAATATTACCGATATGAAACGAAAATGACACTAGGAAAGAAACGAAACATAATGAATTCAAAGGCATCTGGTAGTATGTTAGTGTATATGGATGATGATGATTACTATCCTCCAGAAAGAGTAATGCATGCAGTTGAGACTCTTCTAGCAAACCCCAAAGCATTATGTGCTGGAACAAGTGAAATGCATGTTTATTTCAAACACATTCAACAAATGTATCAATTTGGGCCATATGCCCCCAATCATTCTACTGCGGCAACATTTGCATTTCGTCGAGAATTATTGTCGCAAACAAAATACGACGAAACCTCTTGTCTAGCAGAAGAACGTGTATTTTTGAAAGAATATACTATCCCTTTTGTGCAATTAGAACCATGCAAATCTATATTGGTCATTTCTCATGCACACAATTCATTTGATAAACGAACTTTGTTAGATGAACCGAATCAATTTGTTAATGTATCTACCAAGACAGTTGATTGTTTTATTCGAGAACCCGAAATGATTCAATTCTACATGAATGATGTGGATTCTTTGTTAGCCTTGTATGATCCGGGATCTCCGATTCATAAGAAAGATGTCAATGACCAAATTATTTTATTAAAAGAAGAACGTGAAAAGATGATGCGGGATCAACAAAATTCAGTCATGTTTAAATTTGAAATGCAACTAAGACAAGAACTTCAGATGCAACTGCAACAATGTGTCAATCATTATGAACAAAAATTGGCTGAAAAAACAAGACTAGTTGGAGAAGTATTAAAACGCAATAAAGAATTAACTATTAAAGTGGCTGAATTGGAGTTGAGATTAGGATCTGGATTTAATTAAATTTATTTCAACATGTATTTAATAATATATTTATTTCAACGTGTATTTAATTAATATATTTATTTCAACCATTTAAAAGTATGTCATCAGATAAAATAATATCAGATGTCCTATTTTGA